TCTAGAACATCCAACAATCCATTTTCGGTATTGCAAGATATCGTTGATGACGGGTGTACTAGGCGCCGTCGCCTTGGGGGTAAGGCGAAGACTGTGGTTTCTTGGTTTGCCGGGATGGGCATTTCCAAGATCGCAGATCCCCCTGAAGAGATCGAATGCGGCGGCCTTCGCGCCGCAGTTCGCAGATGCTTTGAGCACGTTACTTCCGTGCAAGAATTAAGTTTTAAGACAGTCGCAAAAATCGAAAAGGATTGTTGTGGCTTCTGCCTTCCTACCTTTGAAAAGAAGAAATGGGAATGGTCATCTGCGAGATCTCGCCCCGTCGAAGTTGACGTCGATCATGTAAGAGCTTTCGAGGAGGCCTTTGCTCGTAATGTCGACTCGGGGTGGGACGATCATCGTAGACCGTTTATCCCGAACGGTAATGCCACTTTGGACTACCCCCGGAGGGAGGGGGGCAATTGGAATGTGGAGGATTTTGATACGGGACATCGGACTCAACTTGTCTTTTCGTCAGGCAAGCCCCGTGTCGTTACCCTTTATTCCGCTGAGAACACGCGGATTTTGGGCCCTCTACATTATAGTCTTTATGACAGCTTACGGAAGAAGGGATGGTTGCTTGTTGGTGACCCTACTAACGAGCACGTTCAGTCGCTAAACGGAGCTGATTTTCTGTCCTTTGATTATCAGTCGGCAACGGACAACATCAAGTTGGTGTATGTACGCGCCGCTATTGGCGTGCTGAAGAGGAAGGCGACAGGGTTATCAGATGATGAGATCCGAGCATTAGACGTGCTAGGTAATCTGATGGTAACTCAGGAGGACGGGCGTCGGCTTTATGCCCATACCGGACAACCCATGGGTTCGGTATTGTCTTTCCCCCTTCTTTGCTTGATCAACAAGACCGTAGTTGATCTTGCAATGAATCGGCTTCTTGTAGGGAAGAAGATTTCGTTTCCTGAGTGGTCTGCTCACCGGTGTTTGATAAACGGTGACGACCTCCTTACTCGTGAACCGAGAAAGGATACGAATCTTCGAGGGTTGATTGCCGAAGAAGGGAGTCAAGTTGGCCTCGTCGTGAACCAAGAGAAGACCATGGTCTCTGAAAGCGATGGAGAAATTAATTCGACGTACTTCCGAAACGGAAAAAAAGAGCGGAAATTCAATGCTGCGGCTATATGGATGGATGCTGGTGTTGAAGACGTACTCGGGTTCGCATCCGATGCTACGTGTGATTCTGCAACCTTTAGAAAGGTGGTTAGGGCGAATTGTCACATTCTGGCTAAGCAGCCAGATAAGAAACTCGACCTTATGCCACCAGCTCTGCAGATGGTCTGCCGCAAAGATATGAAGATAAGAAAGGCCATCACCAGCTCGCCTGAGCGTTTACGGACTAGTGAAGGGGGAGTAATTAGTATGGCCGAGAGGCCTGAAGGATACGACCTTTGTAACGATGAAGAGAACGCTGCGATGACTAAGGAGATTGAACGGGTTAGGGAGCGAGGAATAGCGTGGGCTGTTGCAAAGCAGCACAAACCGCGTTTTAGTACTCGCGCCATACCGAACTCGCATTCTTTTAGGTCTATCTTGAAGTACAAGCGCACATTGGGACAGGAACTAATTCCAGCCTGTTATGTCCGAGCTTACCTTGACAAGAAATGGGATGCGGTTATTGGGGATGACGTGGCAGTCACCCCAGAGGAAAAATTACCTCCGGGTGATGGATCCTCGATATCTATACTGATAGATAATATCCGTGCGTTCAAGCAAACGCGAAAAGCAGTTCGACCTCCTGGAACATTGGAAACTTCGGTTGACTATGTGAGATTGGACTGATCCAACGCCAAATAGCATGAATTCCTATGCTGCCTTCGGGTCTATTAAAGATAGT